ATGGCGATGATTTCCGTCGATAACTTCTAGCTTGCCCTCCTCATTTTGAAGGAATAGACAGTCTTCTTGGATAGCCTTGTCCCAAGTGTCAGACTGGATTGGTCTAACTGGCTCTAGAAAGCGTACAGTTTCAGTGACAGGCACGAAGTTCTGGTAGGCCATGTTGAGCACAGGCTTGCTCAAAGCTCTTGCATTCTTAAACTGAGCTAAGCAGCGTGGATCCTCTGCCCAACGTCCTACCGCTAGGACCAAATCAGCAGCAGAAAGGAGAACTTCAATCTCTTCCTGCGTCTTCCCCAGACCGTGAGTGATCTTTAGGTCCAGGTCTTTCAGATATTCCTCCTGGGTACGCCTAATCTTGTGTCCGTAGAGGTTTTTGATCCGTGAAATCAGATATTCACGGGCCTGAAGGAGCAGTTCTCCGTCTTCAGGGTTCCCAATGGCGTAAATCTTAACGGTATTCTTGATGATATCGTTAAATTTCTCGTTCGTAGGGTGAGGCCACTGGTTTCCTTTGTTGTTACCTCCCGTTTGATGCATTTTTAGCCTCCACAACCATAGGCAGATCGAATTTCTCAATGAAAGCCTCTCGATTTGCGTGCCAGGAATCTCTCCCAACCAGTTCTCCTCTTGAATTGTGGAGAATATCGAGGTTCATAATGCGATTTTTGAGTCCAAGATCTCTTGCTTGGGCGCAATAATAGATGTCGTAGAAGTCCCACTCGCCTATGAAGTAATATGGCTTGGTGAAATCCATCTTTCGGGCTGTTTTTCCGCTACAAGCCATGAAAAGTCCGTCCATAACTGCAACTTCACCCTGAGGGCCGTAGTAAGTCCTGTAGGGTTGACCCTCTTTGTCTAGATGCCAGACACAACCACGGTGTTTTCCTTCTGCCCACTCCTTCTGGTTCCACCAAACAGCCCCTTTTCCTAGGTGAGTGGTTCCTGCTACGCCTACAAAACCAGTATCTTCGTAAGCTAGTTGTTCTTGAAGCCGGTCCTTCAGATATTCGGCGCTCTCTGAGATACTAATGTCATCGTGACAGAAGATGATAACGTCATCATCGTCAGGATCTAGTTCAGCAACCTTCTCAGAGTAGGCTGTAAAGATAGAAGTGGCACCACTAATGACCTGAACATCAAAACCTGCTGCTGCATAGTAATTGAGTAGTTCCCAGGTGGTTTTACTGACGTTAGTACTGGTCCTAGTACAGATAATTGCGTAGTATCTCATACTCTATGATACGAACGGACTATATATTTTTGATGGATAATCCAGAAATTGTAGCCGAGTTCCTAAAGTGTAGGGATAACCCAGAGTACTTCATTTCAAAGTACATTAAAGTTTCTCACCCTGTTCGTGGTCTAGTTCCCTTCGACCTATATCCCTTCCAACGTCGAATCCTACACGACCTAGAGGAGCATAGATTCAACATCCTACGAAAGTTCCGTCAGGCTGGATGCACTACGATTGCTTCTGGATGGGCTCTCCACTTTATCATCTTCCAAAAGCACAAGTCTGTTGTTATTCTATCTAAGGGTGATGCAGAATCTACTGAGGTTCTGGATAGAATCAAGCTCATGTATGACGAGCTACCTGATTTCCTCAAGCCAGGAATCATCGAGGACAACAAGCACACCCTTAAGCTGAACACTTACTCAGTTATCAAGTCTCGTCCATCAGGCAAGCAATCAGGTCGATCCCTAGCTGGATCCCTCCTCATCATTGACGAGGCTGCTTTCATTGAGAACATTGACACCATTTGGGCTGCTGTCTATCCCATTATTTCAACGGGAGGTAGAGCATTCGTTCTCTCCACGGTAAACGGTGTGGGTAACTGGTATCACGATGTATATCAAGCTGCTATTGACGGGGAGAACTCGTTCAATCCCATTGATATCAGATGGCAAGAGCACCCAGAGTACAAGTACAACGAAGCCTACACCCACCTCTACGATGAGATGGCTGAAAAAGGTCTAGACATTCACCTGTGGGAGAAGACCACGAAGGGCAATATGCCCGTCAAGCAATGGCTTCAAGAGTATGAGTGCTCCTTCCTGGGTACGGGTGATACCTATATTGAGGGTCAGATCCTCAAGGATCTATCTGAACAGTGTAGTGACGACTACTCCATCAAGTACAACAACCGAATGCGTGTTTGGCAAGACCCTAAAGAGGACTTCCAATACGTTCTAGCTGCTGACGTTGCACTAGGAAGAGAACGAGATTACTCGGCCTTCCAGATCATCAATATGTACAACGGACAACAGGTAGCTGAGTTCTACTCAAACAAGACACCTATTAACGAGTTCGCTAAGATCATTGCAGCGGAAGCTACTCTGTACAACATTGCTCACGTTATCTCTGAACGGAACACTATTGGCAATAACCTTATCGATTGGCTCTATAATATCTGTGAGTACGAGAACTTGTGGCAAGACGAGAAAGGCGATATCGGTTTCCAAACTACACAGAAAAACAGAGAATCTCTGCTAGCAGATCTTGAGGAGTCTATCAGAAGAGAGACTATCAAAATCAACTCTGCTAGGACTTGCGGAGAACTTATGACATTCGTTGTTAAGGAGAACGGTAAGGCGGAAGCAGAGAAGGGACACCACGACGATCTCATTATGAGTTTGGCTCTTGGAGTTCACTGTTACAAGAACCTAATCGACTCAGGCCAGGTAGAGTATGTGGATAAAATTCCACATAAAGACAGTCCAATGGACATTACCACTGGCTACACGCATACATACAGTACTGCTACTGGTGACATTACAAAGGAAGACTATAGATGGCTGATGAAAGACTAAAAGACGAGAACCTGGAAGAGAGTTACACTGAGTTCGGAACAAACACCGGAGTAACCTCAGGGTACTACCTCCCTTCCGGTCCTATTGGACGGTTCTTCGCTAAATTCTTTGCTACTAAAGCACAGAAACATATTGACCAGAGAGGGGCTACCCAGGAACCACAGCCTATCTCTGGTGACACCGTTATTACAACAGAGGTTATCAAGGAGCCAGATCCAAAGCTCCCCGCTACTGGTGGCGTACAGAGAAACCCCATTCTTCCTCAGGTAGAGCTAAACCGTAAGCGTCGGAACCAAGAGTACGAAGAGATGGATCAGTACCCCGAAATTGGTGCTGCCTTTGATATCTACGCAGATGACGCTACCCAGAAAGGATCACGAAACGAGAATTGGGTCATTAGCTCCAAGAGTGAGCTTGTTGTTGACGAGATTGAAAACCTCTTCAAGAAGCTCAAGCTAGATCGAATCCTTTGGGACATCACCAGAAACACCGTCAAGTACGGTGATTGCTTTGCAGAGCTTATCGTCAATGTAAACAAGGAGAAGGAGGGTGTCAAGAAGATTAAGATTCTTAACCCTAACTATATCCTTCGTGTTGAGAACGAGTACGGCTATCTCCAAAAGTTCCTACAGGAGATTCCTAAGACCGATACCTTCAACTACGGTCCTGCTGCTACTGACGATCCTAAACAATACATTCAGCTAGACAAGAACCAGATCATCCACTTCCGAATGCACACTTCGGATCCTGCCTTTTACCCATATGGCAAGTCTGTAGCTGCACTAACTCACCGTGTCTTCCGCTCTCTCAAGATGATGGAGGATGCCATGATGATCTACCGTCTTTCGAGAGCACCTGAGCGTAGAATCTTCTATGTAGACGTAGGAGCCCTACCCACCTCAAAGGCAGAGATGTACATTGAGCGTCTCAAGGCTAAGTTCAAGAAGGAGAAGTTCTACAATAGCAACAAGGGCACCGTTGATTCCCGCTATAACCCACTCTCTATGGACGAGGATTTCTTCGTTCCATCTAAGAACGGTAAGGGAACTAAGATTGAGACTCTACCAGGAGCTACTAACCTGGGTGAGATCGAGGACGTTCGTTACTACAGAGATAAGCTTCTTGCAGCCCTCAAGGTTCCAAAGGATTACCTCGTAGAAAAGGACAAGTCCCCTGAGCGTAAAGCCAACCTTTCCCAGCTAGACGTTAAGTTTGCTAGAGCAGTCCACAGAGTTCAAACGAACATTGAGGCTGGTCTAGAGAACATCGCTAAGCGTCACCTACAACTTAAGGGATTCCCACCATCTCTTATTTCCGAATTGCGAATCGACCTACCTGAGCCTTCCGATATGTCCGCTAAGAGAAAGCTAGACATTGACGAGCAGAAGACTCGCGTTGTTCAAGCAGTTCAACAGCTTGGTCTCTTCTCCAAGAAGCAGATCTACAAAGAGTACTTCGATATGACAGACGAGATGATCGTCCGTCTAGAGTCGGAGCTTGACAAGGAACGTCAAAAGCAGAATCAAGATGCCGTTGAGGCTGCTGCACAAGGGGTTCCTGCCGAAGAGGGCGCAGGAGCGCACCAAACGGATGCAGAGGCTACTCCCGGTCCTGCTACAGAGAGCATCTTCCTACTACTTCGAGATAGGCTAGATGAGGATAAACTTCCTGTTCTACAACGCATTTTGGAAAAGGAAAAAGTGGAAGTCTGTCCTGTAGCTGAATAGGCCCCCTATATAACTTAAACGGATACTACATTATGTTTGCAAATATTTTTGAACAAAGAGACAAGAAAGTTTCGCTCCTTATCAAGCTAGGTGATTGCATCGGGCGTTCTCTTAGAGAAAACGTCAGCCTATTCTCGGTCGATGGAGAAGAGGGTAAGGTTACTTACCTAACACAGTCAGAGAAGGTTATTACTGGTAACTTCAACATCGATGAAGACGTAAGACTCGTCAACATCCGTGTTCAGGATGCTTCCATCTTCCACGATACTGAGCGTTTCGATGCTCTTGTAAGCGAGAAGGTAAATGATTTCATCTCTGATATCCATGAGAGTGAGCTTGGTAACGCAGAACGTTCCTTCTCCAACATCCTTGGCCTATGGGAACAGAGAGTTAAACTCGACTCCTTCCAAGCCAAGATCTTCGAGAAGTGTGAGCGCCTAAAGGACATCGAGGAAATCGTAGAATCCGAGTCTTTCCAGAACCTAACTGAGATTCGTCCTCAGCTTATCGAGTTCCTGAAGGAGAACAAAGAGAAGATCAGCACGGTCCCAGAGATCAAGAATGCTGTCAACCTCTCGAACACGGTTTCCAGGGCTTTTGATTTCCCTAGACTTACCATAGAAGCTCTCCAAGAGGGTGGAAGCTATATCCTTAAGGATGGCCTCAACGACTCCATCTATGAAATGATTTGTAGACAAGAGCTTGTCAAGAAGGAGCTACTAGAGTCCAAGAAAAACTTCTCTGTTACCTGGGCACACAACACCAGTATCCAAAACCTAGCTAGCTGCATCTTCGAATCAGACGAGAAGATCGTTGCTGCTCTAGGTGAAGCCCTAAGAGACGTTCCTTATCTTGCTCTTGCCTCTAAGAAGAGTCTCACTGAGACCTTCACCAACTGCCTAGGTTCCGCTGATGGCATTGGTATCAAAGAGAGCGACATTCAGAAGTTCTCCTCCAACATCTTCGAGATCAAGAAGGAAGCCAAGGAGCTTTTCATCAACGCTATCAATGAGAAGTACGGTGTCAACATCCAGAACATCCAAGAGCCAGCCTCTTTCAAGAGCCTAGTTAACACTCAGATCGTTATCTTCGAGGCCCTCTCCCGTCTAGCTCCTAAAGGTTCTGTCCTCAAGCAGATCCTAACAGAGAACGCTGGGAACCTCAAGAACAAGTCCGGTGTTCAGTGTATCGATGTTAACGATTACATCTATGACCTCTTCATTGAAGCGGGGTATGAGGATTCTCTTGAAGAAAACAGTACCCTCTCTAAATACAGTAAGGCAGACTTCAAGAGAGTTGCTACTGACCTCGATTACGAGGAATCACTTAACAGCAGCCTAAGCGAGAAGGTCGATCACTCCAAGAAGGATTCAAACTACGAATCAGACGAGAACATTGACGAGCTTCCCGACGATGGAAAGGATGCTGATACAGCGGTTGCTACAGAGGAACCAGAACCAGCAGCGGATCCCGTTGCTTCTGACAAAGAAGACCCAACTCCCGAAGCTCCTGCACCAACGCAAAGCAAAGAGGACGTTGTAGACAGTATGGCTGATCTAGATGAGGTCATGGACATCATCACTAACGAACTCTCGGACTCAGACGGTGAAAGCGAAGACGCCGAGGAAGATAAGGAAAAAGAGTAATGGATATTATCACAGGAAAAAGGACTTACGTTCTAGGAATCGCAGGCGTAGGAGTTAACGGGACAGCCATAGTTGTTCCAGTATCCTTCGTTGATACAGCGGGAAATGCTATTAGCTGTAACTACTTCAAAGTTACTGCTGCTGGTCCTTCTGGCTTCCGAGGAAGTGTTATCGCTGAGGTTGAAGGTCTTGATGTTGCGGGGGATATGGTTACTAACGAACTAAGTGGCCTACCTTCTACTGTTAATGCTAGTGGTATCTGTGGTGTAGGTTTTGCTTGTGCTGGACTTGCAAACGGCGCAGGCGAATGGCACGGAGGTAACGGTGATGTTGCTACAGGCTGTAATATCCAAGTTCACGCTACCACAGCCCAGAGCGTAGACCTAATCGTTGAATATGGTAACCTGCTTGGTTACAACCCACGCAGAGCAGACGTATACGATAAAGGACTGTAATGACCGATTTCTCGGCACTAATCTATCTTGCACTAGACGAAGCTAATCGCCCTACCTCACTCGCAGCATTGGGGGAGGGTGATGTCATTGCAAGTAGT